AAAAGCCTGCGCCGTGTCGCCCCGCTTCTGGTTGTTGAAGTTGTAGGTTGCTGGGTTCATTGGTTAAACGGTTGGCGTCTTGGTGGATTCACCCTCGACACGAGCCGCGTTTGCATCAGCGTTAATGATTGCGGCGTCGCCAGCGGCGGAAGCCCGTAAAGCCTCAGCGGCGGTTGCGCTGTTTGGCATGTGCGCTAAAATTTCAGCCTGCGTAACCGTCTGCGCTTCGATCTGCGCTTTAGTTGGGTAGGGGTAAATTGAATACGCCTTTACCAACTTTGCTTGCCTCACTGCGCACCGCACAACCTGCGATTGCACCTGATCGGCAAAGGTTCCGTTTTCCGAGCAAATTTGGTCTAATGACTTCGACCCGTTTGCAAGTGCAACGGCCTGCGCTGCAACGTGCTTCTGTTCGTCAATTTCTTTCACCACGGGCCAACCGTAAGTAACGTCAGCAGTCCCGTCGGTCGCGTCTTGGATGTCACCTGAGTCAACCCCAATCCCAACGACACGCGAAACCACGCCGTCACAGAACGACTCACGCTCTTTGCGAATGTCTCTCAATGTATCACCTAGGCGGATACGGTCGGCACGAGCGGAGGAATATGATGAATTGCGGTAACCAACCAAAACCTCCTCGGGGAATAATCCAATTGGGGCGCAAATTTGATCTAGCAAGCCGAGCGCGAATTGGGAGAAGTCCTGAGCGTTTAAGTTGGGCTCAATCAGCTTCACGTCTTCGCCCACCTCACCATAAAGAATCTGTCCATTCCTGACGTTCTGGTAGGTGCTGCGGGCAACGGCCTGTTGCAGCAAAGCTCCTGAGTTGCTTTCCACCGCGCCAGCAATTGCCGAAGCTTCCGCAAACAAGGCGGGGTCAAAGTTCTTCGTGAAGAAAATCGACATAGCCGACTGGTTTTTAACCGTCGTTACCTTGGCTTGAATGATGTCGTCAAGGTTTTGAATTTGACCGATAACGCTAGCGAGCTTTGGTGAGAAGCGGCGTTCTTCGATTCGCGAAGGTTGGCCGATATGCCAAACAAAATCCGCATCCACGATGCTCGCCCCGTCGGATTCCTCGTAAGAGATCGTAGTTGAGATACTGGAATAACCAGCGTAACGCTTGCGAACGCCAAAACGATATGCGGTTGGGGATCCCGAATCATCGTAAAAAATGCCGTCGATTTCATTTTCGGCTGGGTTAGCAGGGGAGCCGCAAAGCTCACTTGCGATAAGCTGAACCTTGCCCTCAACCCAAACCGCAAAAACTTCGCCCGCAACTAACTCCTCAATTGATAGAATCTTATGCAGTCTGTGCCAACTCCATCCCGAGCCGTGGCAAATAGTACGAAGTGCCTTCTCGACGGAACGCTCCTTCTCATCATTCACGCCGCCGTCAGGCGTGTTAAAGTGAACCGATGGAGAACCTACGCTCAGCGCGTAACGCATACAAAGCGCGGCCATTACTGGATTGTTGCGAACACTTTTGCGTATGTAAGAAATTATTTTTAACCGATCTACGAACGGCAAAAGCTCGGTTTCATCTTGGCTCCTGTATCCGCTCAGGCCATACAGCGTGCGCTGGCGAGTATCACGAGCCGCCTCATAGTCACCAAGTGAAAACTTCCGCGCCATAGCGCAGCCCCGTGAGTCATAGATGACCGGCACTCCGTGAGCCGTTAATTGAATGGGCGTGCCGCTCATAGTGTAATATTCTGATTGTCGGGACGGTAAAACGAAAGATTGACCGATGGGATAGGTGGCAACGTTTCGCCGGATTGCTTGGCCTCTAATTGGTCACGCATTCTGCGCAACAGGTCCAGTCGCGATCTCCACCGCGCATTATCGTTAAACGTCGCGGAAATACCTTGCGACGAAGACGTATCGCCGAGCGCATGAGAAACCCCAAGCCGATGCTCAATCTGAGCAATCTCGGTTGTGATTTCGGATAACCGACGAGACTCTTGCATGGTTAGTGCCACAACGACACTTTTACTCCTGTATTCACTCAGTCAATACATCATTCTACTTTAAGCCACTTGTGATTTCTCGCGAGAAACTTGGCGTCTGAGTAAAAACCGCGCTCAAAGCTTTTAGTGAAAAAAGCGCGGCGAATTTGAATCGCGGTCAATAGCTTGCGCTGCCCGTCTTGCTTTGCCGCAATGCCTGAGTCATTGGCGACCGTAAGCGTGAATGAACTCCCGCTTTTGGCTCCTAGTGCGCTAGCAACTGTGCGCGATCCGCCCTTCACGGGGGTTGCCCGCATTATGCGTTGATCTAGTTTCACGGGCTCCGTGCCAGCGACCTTTTGCATAAGCTCAAGCCAGCTCTTCTTTGTCAAATCACGCGCACCTAGTCGGGCTGACACCACTTGCTTTTCCTTCTTTGCGGCGTCGTAATATTGCCGCTTAAACTCCAACCATCTCTCATCGCTTGTCTCCCATCCGCCGCCATTTCGATCTGCGGGCGTCCCCAATGCTTCGCCCGACCAAACGCGCCCCATCGGCATTACCTTGCCGTTAGTTCGATTTATTAGCCACGCAAAGCCCCCTTCTGCTCCACGTTTGTTGCTAAAACGGTTTACGCTACCCGCCTGCTTGCCGGATCCAAACCGCTTGATTATAGACTCACGGGCAGATAGTTCAATCTTTGCGGCTGGTTGTGATTTACCAACCATCTGCATTGCACGCTTGATAACCGCGACGCCTTCCATTCGTACGGTTTTCTCCATGCTCTGGTTTAGCACCGCCGCCAACTGCCCCATGTAGGACGTGTATGGCGATACGTCCAATCTGGCTTTTATCTTCATCGCCCCTTCGTATTCATTTCACGGATACAGTCAACCTTGCCTAAACATCGACGTGCCTCCGCCGCCGTTTACCCTTTGCGAAATTGGAACGTAGCTAGGTAGCGTTCCATTGATCTTCACGCTTTCTTTTACACTCCCGATTAAAGCGGGTTCCATTGACGCACGCCAATCCGGCCGCACTCGTTCTTTCGCTGGGGCTGGCAAGTTGGTGATGTTGCCGTCCAGCTTTTCCGAAACAATTTCGGTTGCTGCAACTTTCATCTCCTCCCTCAACTTTACCGCGTCAAAGTTTACGCGTCGGTGTGCAGCGAGTGCATAAACACGAATATCAAGCGGCTCGTTGCGCCGCCCGTCAGCCTCATAAATGTAATACGGTTTACCGTGGCTGTAGCGCACCATTCTCCGCTCACTCGTTAGCTGCCGGAAATATCGCGCATCATAGCCAAAGCCTTTTGGGAAGTGCATTGATCCCGCCCCCGGAACAGGAAGCATCAGGCGCGAATACAACACCGTCTTTGCCGCCGTCACGCCAACGATCCATTGATGAACCTTGCGCTTATTATTGATCGACGGCTTACGCTGCATTACAGGAATCTGCTTTCCCGCCGAGTTATACCCTTTGCAAGCGAAGATGCCACGCGAACGGCGCGGCCCCGTGAACTGCAACACGCGATCCTGCCGTGCGCCCGAGTCAATGAATGTCGTTTCCGCGCCCATCACCTTCCCGCACGGATGTTTAAAAGTCTTTGTCAATGCGAGATCCAGCTCCTCCCATACCTTATCCGCCTGCGTATCGCCGTGAATAACGTGATAACCAAGCCCCCACGTTTCCTCTCCCTCGCCATACCCAATAAACTCAAACTCGATACGATCTTCCTGCACGTCCGCCGCCGCCTCGATTCGTAGCACGCCAGCCGGTAAAAGCGTCTCGGGATCGTAGTCTTCCGCTCGTGCAACGATCGCTTTTTCGTCGATCTTTTCAAATTCCTCCTCAGACGGCTCTGCAAGAAATGTATTGATCCAAGCCTTCATTCGCTCAGGCCCGCCCGCCTTTGCCTCCAAAAACTCCACCGCAAACTCGTGGAGCATAGAGGTAAACTGGGGCTTGTGACCCATTAGCCGGTAAAGTCCGCTCAGGTGATACCCGCGCCGCCCCTTGAATGGCTGCCGCGCCTTCCAGCTTCCGCGCATGATTGCCCGCTGACGGTCGATATCACTCCACCGACACCCGCATGTCCCTTGATACCACGCCGTCTCAGGCAACGCCTTTTCCTCGGCATCCTTATCCCAACGCACGCCGGACCATGTCAACTCCTGCGCTTGGCTACAATGCGGGCACACTGCCCGCCACGTCCTAAAATCGGAATCTTCCAGTAGCTTCCAGATCTTCGATTGCCCCTTAATAGTCGGGGTGGACATCTTGACTTTTACCGCGTTTGAAAAGTTTGCCGCACGCTTATCCGCCAACGTGCAAGGGTCGCCCTCCTTACCTGCGCTGATCGGGTCAGAATCAATCTCATCCTGCAGCACCACGCGACACGATGCCCGCCGTAATCCGCTCGGTGAGTTCGCGCCAGCGATGCGGATAAAACCACCCGCAAAGGTTTTTTGTAAAATCGTATTTCCAGAATCACGCTCACGGCTACCTCGTATCCGTTCTGACAATACGGGATTGTCGTTTACCATCGGCTCTAACTTCTCCTTTGAAAACCCCTTCGCCGCGTCAAGCGTCGGGTACTTAACCAAGATTGCGGACGGCTCCATGTGGATCATGTAACCGATCAGGTTATTCATCAGCTCCGTGTTATGGGTCGGGATATGGTCGCGCCCCGCAAGGTAAAGACGCGACGGACTATCAACCTGTATGCACCTAACGGGGACAGAAGCGACGGGCGTAATTGAGATTATGCGGCGGCGCATGGTCTCACTTGCCCGCCCGCCCGCCATGCTCACCTGTCTATCCCGCTTTCTTTTTAGATTAAAAATAGGGGTTTCTGAATATGCCCTAATGTTTACGATGTAGGCCATGCTGCCGTAAACCTTGCGCTCTTTGTATCTACAAAATGGACGCTTAGTTTTTGCGCTGGCCTTGTAGCCAAGGGAGCAAATCAATTGGCAGAATCCATCAAACAAAGGCTTTGAAGTTGCCGTGAATGATGCGCTGCCTTGCTTGTCGCATGTTCCGTCGGTGTCCATTAATCCGCGTAGCAACTCAAGACGCTGCTCGATGCTTCCGGCGAGGTATTCCGCTGGAATATGCTTCTCCATTCCATTGCCCTTTAACCCAAGGTCGCGCAGTCTAATCCCAAGGCTCCTTAATTCCTGCCTTATTCCGTCCGCCCTCGGCATTCCATGTAGCGAGGCTAACGCAGACAGCCGCCCGCATTCAGCACAATGACCGGCATTCGTTTTTCCCGTGGAGCGCAAATCATGGCCGCGCCCGCAGATATGCGCAGGCCGGTCATGCCCCATGCGGACAGTGAGAACTCCGGTGTCCGTGCGTTCAATAACGTCAGCGGTATATCCCCGCGCCCTGACATTCTCCATGATTTCCATGTCGGCTTCATGGATGGTTACGTTTGTCGAATAGGAGTGTCCGTCGCCAAGCCAGACACCTAAAACGTATGGGTCAACTGGCAACTCTTTATGCTCATGCCCAACCGGAGCGCATACCGGAACTGCAAAGCGGTTTCGGTTCCCTCCCCAGACTACGCCCATTGCATTAAGTTGCGCGGTTGTTGCGGTTATCCGCTTTGGTTTTCTTGTGTCGCGCTCATCGTCAACTGTCCATAGGTGGTCGGCGTCGGCAGTCAGCTTTGAATTATCCGAGAACTTGACCTCAAAACAATCTCTGCCGTGCATTATCTCTGTCGCAAAAGTAACGCGACATGGCTTTCCACGCTCGTCAAAAACGGTGTCGCCTTGCTTTAAATCACCCATTTTTACCATGCCTCCCGTCGTTGGTATGGGCGTTGCAATGTCGAGTGCCTTGCCGATTTGCGACGCGATACAAAGCACTGTTTCGCGCACCGTCTCCTCTGTAAACGATTCCATGATTTCGCGCTGATACGGCACGCGAGCGCACCGATACCGCCCCGCCTCGCTCGATGCACCTGCCGACAACACGCGGTATTTATCCGCCCATTCCGCCACGGTCATCCTCACAGGCCAGCGTAGATGCTTCCACGCCCGCTTTAACGCGGCGCGGTCATTGCTTTTGCAATGCTTTAATATCGCCCGACTCATTCGCCCGCCTCCTCTGGTTCCTGCGCCGCCTCAGCTTCCTCGGCTTCATCTTCTGGCCCGTCGTCCGCAATCGAATCGAACGCGATACGCATCTCTGACTCAATTAGCTTCGATGCTTCCGCCGCATCAGCAGCAACGACAACCATAGGCCCAATACGCGCGGGCATAGCCATGCACCGCGCCCGCAGTCCTACGAGTGCGCCCGCCCATCGCCGCTCGATCTTTTTTAGATCAACCAACTTCCCGCCCTCTTTGGCTGTTAGTAGCTCGGCCATTTCTGCGTCTGCTCGCATTTTTCGCGCCTTATCCTTCTCAAAGTCAGCTTCGTCCTCCGTCATCGCCTCGCGCTCTTTGACTAGCAAACGCGCCAAAGACTCGCACGAAACGTGCCCAGCCTTTGGCCGCTCAATCGTGCCGTCTTCGATCATTTGTGAGATACGGCGCGGGCTGACCCCGAAAATTACCGCCGCTTGTTTTATCGTAATCATGAATGAAATGCGTTATTGAGAATCAGTCTCTAAAAAAGGGTCGGGGCCGAGTTACCTACC